AGAATACTCGCCAATGTGTGTAATGTAATCTTTTAAATATACATGTATTTTACCGCCCATATCTGACCATCTTTGACAAAAACCAAAGTCTTCACCAAAATATCTTTTGGTTTTAGGGTCGTGTAAAGTGTCAAAAAGATTGTACATATTGTCTTTTTTCTCGGTATTACCATTAATTATGGTTGGTTGATATATCTCTAGTTCAGGGTATTGTTTCATCATTTTTTCTATAACTTCTCTTTTAATTAACATACAGCCTGTAGGAGCGTGAGTTACTTCTGCTACCCCATCCTCTACTTGTATTTTTTGTGGGTCTTCTACTTTTAAAGGAAAAGTATAACCAGCTTTTGATAGATCGTCCTTATCATTTATAGCTCTGTGTTTTGTTGTCATTCGTCTCCACGTTTTATCCCAATCAAATGATTTCATAGGATAAGGACAGCCAATTACATCTTTATCTTTTTCTAACATAGTAAAAATAGTCTTTGGTTGAAAGTCTATATCAGAGTCTATAAATAATAAATGTGTGTAATTATCTGCGTGATTTATCATTTCGGCTACACATAAGTTTCTACCTTGTGTAACTAAAGAGGATTTCATTAAAGTGAAACTAACAAGTATTTTTCTTTTCATACATTCCTGTTGAAAATTTAAAACAGCTTGACAGTAATGCATAGATACGTCGCTATGCACAGGTGTGCATACCATTATTTTGTATGGAGATTTCGTTCCAATATGGATCGTGGTAACTTCGGTATCCCCCGTCTGAGCTGGCTTATTAAACCAGATGGGTTCATTGTTTGCGCCTTGCGCTTTACTACTTTTTTGCATTTACCGCTCCTTCCAAAAATCTTTTCCAAGAAGTACCTATTTTATTCCAACCATAGTATGCTTGTGCATATGCAGATTGACATTCTAAATGATTATGTATTTCTGTTTCATGTAAACTTTTAGCAGCTGCTTCTATACCGTACGCAAATTTTTCAGCTAGTAGTCTATAATTTTTTTCATAAGGTATATACATTGGAAACTCTGCACCTGTTTCAAACAAAGCTCCATAGTTAGTTGTAATACAATACAACCCTGCAGCCATAGCTTCTAATAAAGATATACAAAACGTTTCTTCAAATATACTTGGATACACATACATATGATAATTATGTATGTGATCTTTTATAAATCCATTGGGTTTGTAACCAATATAATTAACATTAGGTAATTCTTCTGCTTGTTTGTAAAGTTCTTTATAAGCGTGATCGTTTTGATCATAAAAATCTTTACCATAAACTTCTGTAGAAGAATAAACATCTACACTTATTAATGGGTTTTTAACCAGCTGCATGGCTCCTAATAATACAGATAGTCCTCGCCAAGGCGTGTTTTGATGAATAATTTTTATAGGTTGACCTTTTTGATAAGGAGCAGACTTACCTATTTTATCTATACCATTTTTAATAACCACAGATTTATGAGTAGGTATATCAAAATGATCTCTAAAATGTTCATAGTTCCAATGACTATTAAAAACATACCAATCGTATTTGTCGTGATTAGATTTATCTTTAAACCAATGATATAAATTACTTTGATCGTAAGAATTTTTTTGCCATAGAATATTTACTTTTGTAGGATGCAAAGGTACTTTGCCTGGCACAGATGTACATATCTGAACTTCAGATAATAATTTATTATCTACATATTTATGTAAATAATCTTGTTGTAATTCAGTTCCGCCTTTAGGGTTTTGATTTATTGTCATTATTATTCATCGCTTTCTGTATCATGTCTAATCCTTTTGGAGAAACCTGTACAGTTACATCTTGAACTATGTCAGGTCCATCTTTCTTTTCTTTAAACACTTCGTTAGTTTTAGTATTACGCCACGTAGTTATAGTAGTGCAATCTATCTTAATTATGTTATCCGTTTTCATTCTCTCTGTTTATTAAAGCATAACTTATCAGGCCTTGTATTTTATTACTACCTGTAGCTGCTTGCACAGTTATAGCATCACCGGCCTCTAAATTCAAGCCTTGTGGTGTTGCATTTACTTGTGTCTTGGCTGTTACTTCATCTCTAAAAAACTCGTATTCAGTGTTAGAATCGGATGAATCAACAAAATTCATGTTTACCAGGATACCTGATGATGCATCATTGTTTGCACAATATACACTTTTAACTATAATTGCCCCATCAGTAGGACAGGTAAGCACTGTTGCTTTAGCTGTATCCGCTTGTTTAAAACCTTGATTTTTATATTGGATAGTCATTACGATAAAAAATAAGTAAAGGTATCCTGTTCATTTTTTAAATCTTGTTGAAAGGAAAAATTAAGTTGTTGTTGCATAGTAGCTAAAGCTTCAATAATTTGTCTTTGGTTTTCTACCTCATATTGTGGTTGAGGTTCTGGTATGTATGAAGTTACTTTAGCCATTATGGATTTAAAGGAAAAATCTCCTCTTCCTCCCCTTCTACTAATTCTTCAGTGAAAGTTGGAGAAATAGGTTTTATATATTGTCTAGTAGGTTTTTTCTTAGGTATTATTATTTGTTTACCATCAGGTAATGTTATTATCTCATTGTCTTCTTCGTCTACAAATTCATTATAGATATCAAGATTGTTAGGATTTGTACTGGCACCAAGTATACCTTCATACAGTCTAGTATTATTAAATCGGCTCATATCATAAGTTGGTTCATTATATCTTTTACCAAAACCAAATTTTTGTCCAAGACCTCTTACTAAATTTCCTAATAATCCACCACTTGTAAAGAAATTCATAATACCACCACCACGAGTTGCACTAAATGCAGTTGGATTAAATGCTTTAGCTGCCGCTAACTCTGCCGGTGATACTCTATTTCTACTATCAAAAAAACCTGGATTAACTCTTTGACCACCACCTGCTGCAATAAATGATGATCTTAATTCTTGTTCTGTTTTTGTAGGTTTGCTTTTTACCCCTGGAGGTAAATTACCTCCGCCAATTGGACCAAAGTCTCCCGCCTCTGCTCTGCTAACATCTCCACCAGCCATACCAGTATCTTTACCGCTAGCATCTATTGATCCAAAAGAATCATAACTAGGTATACCTTTTGGTCCTTTGTGCGGTGTACCTTTTTTCATTTTCTTTAACATCTTAGCTTCAGCATCTGTGATGTATGCTAACTTAGTTGCTGGTGCATCTTTTCTAGCTTTAAATCTTTTTGGAACAGTTACAGATTCAGAGTTTGTTATAAAATTTAAAGAACCATCTTGTTCTACGTAATCTATTTTTTTATCTACTGACATTATCTTCTTCCATCCGGTTGTGCGTCCAATCTAAAGGTTCCGTATCTCCATGCTTCCCCTGTAGATGTATTAGCTATTTTAATTGAGACTAATCTTCCTCTAGCTCTAGTATCTATCTTATCAGTAGTTGATGTAACTGTAAAGGGTCCAAGTGGTGATCCTACTGGAGAATTATCAGGATAATCATTTAAAAACAATGTAACTGTAGAATTACCACGTAAATATTTAAAATCAGGTATAAATCTTTTAACAGACATAAAGAACTCTCCATCTCCTCTATAATCAACTACCCCTGTTGCCTGACCCAAAGCGCTCTTACGTGAAGTAATATCCCAATCTCCAGATCTAATAAAAGCGTCTATCGATGTAGTGCCAGAACTGTTAACTTGGTCATCACCTTTCTCATGACAATAGTAAACAGATGCACCATATTTATTAGTTAAGCCACTAATAGCAGCAAAAACAGGAGTCTCTGTAGAGTCATAATCTGTAGCATATGGTTCAGGATATACACCCTGATCTTGATAACTAGATCTGTCTAAGGATGATGTGGTAAATACATTTTCTGAATAATTATAAGTTACACATCTATCAATCTGCTCTGACCCTGATTTAGGATAGAACCAATTTATTTCTGTGTATAATGCATTAGGTGATGAATAAACAATATCAGCAGAATTATAGTTTAATCCTAGATTATCTCCATCTGTGCTAAAAACAAAGTCTTCGACTAAGCATGGTAATGATTTTACTGTACCATCAAATACAAAAAATCCTCCTTCACCTGACATCCACCACACAGCTCCATTCGCATAGGATACAGCTTTAGGTCCTATACATCCACAGTTTGTACCAACTTGTCTTACAGAAAAAGTAAATGGTGGACCTACAAATTGAATTACATAGGCTGCTTGATCGGTTAAACAGAAGACATAATCTTTACCTTGTATGGCTGCAACAATCTTGTTTCCTGTATCTAGTCTAAATGTACCCGCAGTGTTAGTTGCACTAGGTGCATAAGTATTTAAATCCTCTTGATTAGAGAATCTTACAAACATTGGATCTTGTGTTAGTGCATTACCAATAGTTGTTTCAGTTCCAAAATGAAATAAATGTCTATCTCTATCAGACACCAAAGTTAATCTACTGGCTGTAGGATTATTTGTCGTGTTAAAATTTGTTGTAGTTTGAGAAGCACGGATTCCTCTAGGTGTGGCTGCCCCTGCATCCCATGTAAAAGTTTTACCATTAAATATTGTTGCAACTAATACTTCTCCAAAGTTATCAAGGCTCCAGTTGCCTGGATCCAGAATCACGTTACTTACCGTTCTAGCCGTTCCCCATGTTCCTGTGTTCCATTGATAAGTTCCCCAACCATAACCAGCTGTTTGAAATGTTGGACCTACTACTTCGTAAGGCTTAATAGTAGCTGAACCTGTTGCACTTCCACCTGGGTTAACTGCTACTGTAGGAGTAGTAATTTTAAAAGTGTTACTAGTTACATCTCTAATTTCAAAAGCTCCATCTGTAAAAGTAGAAGCAGCTGTAAATCCGTTTGGTATAACAGACATAGTATTAAAAGTAATATATCTTCCAGCTTCTAGTCCATGACTGGTAAGATTAACAGTTACATCAGCAGAACCTTGAACAGTGTCAAAAGTAGCTGTCCCTGATACTTGATCATCTAATGGTGTTATATCGTAAAAGGCTTCATCGTAGTATAAAAACAATCCTTGTGACGTTCCAATAGCAACATATTTTTCACCTTTAAAACTAGTAAAAGCATGTTG